CGGCGGCTCACCGAGGACTACTACAAGCAAAACACCGCCCTGGAAGAGCAGAAGAAAGGGTTGCAGGAGGCCAAGGCCGAGATCGAGGGTTTCTCCGGTGCGCTCACCGAACAGCAGCGGGCGATCCGGGAGAACACCCGGGACACCGCCGACTACACCGGCAAGTTGAAGGCCATCCCTCCGGCGATCCGCACCAAGATCGAGGCCGAGGGGATCATCCCCACCACTCGGGGTGTCGCCCGGATTGCTGACAAGTACGACCTGCTCGACGGCAAGCAGATCAGGTCGCTGATCGAGGCGTCCGGGGCCGAGACCAGTGTCAAGAAGGTCCAGCGGGTGATCAACAAGATGAACGAGGCGGACCGGAAGAAGGCCACCCCGGAGATCGACGTGAAGGCCGACAAGGCGGAGAAGGTGGCGAAGAAGGTCAACGATGCGTTGCAACAACTCGACGTGTTCGACATCTTCCCGGAGGTCGACCTGGACCCCGCCAAGTTCGACACCAAGAACAAGAACGTGAAGAAGAAGGCCGACGAGACCGGCAAGTTGAACCCGAAGATCAAGGTCGACGCCCAGACCGAGCAGGCCAGCACGGACCTCACCGGCATCCAGAATCAGGTGAACAACCTGCCGCCCGACAAGACGGTCACCATCCACGTCAACTACAAGACCAGCGGTAAGCCGCCCGGGACTGCGTCCGGTGGCATCTTCGGTGGAGCCCAGACCCGGATCATCGGCGAGGCTGGACCGGAGGCCGTGGTTCCCTTGTCCCGGCCGTTGTCGCAGGTCGACCCGGCGGTCAGGGAACTGTCTGCGATCGCCCAGGGGATGCGGTTCGGTGCGGCACAGAGGCAGCGTGCGGTCGCACAGCGGGTGGTCGACGTGGGCGGCATCCAGATCATCACCCCCACCACGGACCCGGGGGCGGTCGCGCAGGAAATGGTGAACCGGCTCGTCGCGGTCGGCTACTAGGAGGCAGTCATGGCATGGGAGGGCTACTTCACCTACGCGGGACAGGAGTTCATCAACGCCCAGCGCACCGAGGCGTACGCCGAACAGGCGGGTGCGGGCTGGTTGAAGGGCTGCTTCAGCACCACTGACCTGGGCACCATGCTCGGCGAGCACTACCGGTCCCCCCTGCTGGACCCGGCGCCGTGGACCGACCCGGACGCCCCCGAGTCCTACGACTTCTTCGGCGTGTACCCGTTGGGGGTGACCGGGCTGGAAGACTCCACCCGGCAGGGTGCGGTGATCGAGTCCACCAGCGACGGCGGCACCGTGGGTCGGGTCCGGCACGGCACCCGGGCAGTGGTTTTCAACGTGGCCCTGGTGGGCGGCTCGGACTGTGCGGTCGACTACGGCGCACGGTGGCTGCGTCGACTCCTTCTCGGGGCGGCCTGCGGCACCCAAGCGTCCGAGTCCTGTTCCGGTGACGACCTGTGCTACCTGTCCTGTGAACCGGTCCTGGACTGGGAGGGTGGCGGCCAGTTCGACTGGGTGGGGTGCCTCGACCCGTACGAGCGGTCGCTACGGCGGGTGGTGTTCAACGCCGGTCCCACCATCAACGGCAAGCAGTACCCCGCCGACGGTGGGGCAGTGTGGCTGGCGTCGATCACGGCGGTGGCTGGGAACCCGTGGGAGTTCGGTTCCGAGGTTCCGATCGTGGAGCAGTTCGGGGTGGTCACCGACCCGTACATGTGCGAGCCCGCCGGTCTGGTGAACATGAACGGGCCAGTGGTGGACGACTCGGCGTGCAAGCCCGCTTCGTACTTCCCGGTGTTCGACCCCCTGTGCCCGGCGTTCATCGAACCGCCCGCCTACCCGTCGGTGGCGCTCGGCTGTTTCACCCCGCCCGCGAACTGGAAGCGCCGCCAGTTCACCATCCCCGAAGAGTTCATCCCGTTGTGGGGTGAGGTGGTCCCGAAGATCGAGGTACACGCCACCGCCACCACGTCGGTCCGCAACCTGCGGCTCCGGTTCTACGCCGACGTGGATGGCGACGGTGATATCTCGGACGACTCTTGCGCCTACTGCGGCGACATCTTGATCTCCTACGTCCCCGCCGGGGAGACGCTGGTGCTCGATGGGTCTGACCAGTTGGTGTACGTGGTGGCTGCCGGGGGTGTCGGCCAACGACGGGCCGACTCGTTGGTGTTCGCCACCGACGGCACCCCGTTCGAGTGGCCGGTGTTGTCCTGCGGGTTCGGCTACATCGTGACCGTGGACACCGCGCAGACCACTGACCTGCCCAGCATCGACCTGTCGCTGTACTCACGGGCGGCCTAATGGCGAAGAAGAAGACCACGCCGTCGCCACCGACGGACGTGAGGATCGAGGGTACGGACGCCACCGCGCAGATGGCGACCAAGTCGATGGACGACGTGAACATCAGCGCGGTGATCGACGACCCCACCCAGGGTCAACGGGTGAAGTTGAAGATTCAGTACTCGTCGAACGACTTCGCGCCGGGGACGGTCAAGACGCTGGCGTCGGAGTGGGGCAAGCAGGATCGACGGGAACGGCTCACGATGCCGAACCTGAAGACCAACACGCTCTACAAGGTCCGCTTGTGGACGCTCGCCGAGACCGCCTCTCCGGGCAACCAAGTCTCCAAGGACTACACGTCGGCGTCGTTCTGGACGAACCGGAACCCGTCGGTGGAACTGGTCGACCCGGCGGAGAACGCCGAGTACGAGCAGCGCACTCCGGCCGGTGCCCCGACAGTCATCCTGTTCGATTGGCGGTTCATCGACCCCGACGACCCCGACCACCAGAAGCAAGACGGCTACCAGGTCAGGTACAAGACGGCGACCGGGGCGTGGAAGTACATTCCCGCCAACGGTCAGCCGCAGATGGGGGCGAAGGGCAAGAACACCTACCAGACGTTCGACGCCACCAACCTCGTCCCCAACACCACCTATTACTGGTCGGCACGGGTCCGTGACCCCCAAGGCCTCTGGTCGGACTGGGCGCTCGCCCAGTCGTTCTACGTCCGGGGCGTCGCGTCCCCGCCCACCTTGCTCGACCCCCTCGGGGGGTACGGCACCGCCCGGGTGGTGGGGTACGGCCAGATCGTCCGGTTCTCGTGGCGGTTCCGAGACCCCGACCCGTCCAGCAGGCAAGAGCAGGCGGACATCCGGTGGCGGGCGGCGGGGGCCACCGGTGGTGCCCCCACCGATCAGGGGTGGACGACCCGGTTCGGTGACGGTGTCACCCCCGGCGTCACGATGCAGTGGGACATCGACGGCGGGTACTTCCAGCCAGGGTTCCTGTACGAGTGGCAGGTCCGCACCTACGACGACAAGCGGGCGGGTATCCCATCGGACTGGTCACAGGCCGGGTACTTCGTCGGCACCGTGGTGCCCGGGTACGCGAACACGGTCGCCCCGTTGGAGGAGGAGACCGACCCGCTCAGTGAACTGGGCTGCGGGCACTACCGGGTGTTCGTCTACGACCGGGGTGGACAGGTGATGCGCGGCGAGATCAAGCCGTTGGCCCGGGTCCAGTGGAACCGGAAGCGCGACGATATCGCCAACTGCATCATCGACACCAACGGGTTCGACCAAGACTGCTGCGTGCTGCTCGGGAACCTCCAGTCGTGGATGCACGAAATCGTGATCTTCCGGGACGGCATCCGGGTGTTCGAGGGGCCAGTCACCCGGATCACCTACACGTCGGTGAACGTCGAGATCGAGGCGAAGGACGTGATGGCCTACCTGTACCGGCGGGTCATGCGGGTGGGCTACAACGACACGTACCGGCGGATCGACCTCACCCCCAAGACCCCACCGTCACCGGTGGGGCTGCCCGGCGGTGGGCCGTACACGATCGTCGGCGAGAACACCGTGGTGGACCGGGCGTTGCAAATCACCTTGAACGCGCTGGCCTACCAGGACCCGAACGTGCTGCCGTGGGTGACCGCGATCCGGTACAGCGACGACGCCACCCAGCAGCGGTCCGTTCCCGATTACGCGAAGACCGCGTGGGAGGAGATCGACGACCTCGCCGCGACCGCCGGTCTCGACTACACGGTGGTCGGCCGCCGGATTCTGTACTGGGACACGCACCGGACGATCGGCCGGTTGCCGGAGATGCGGGACGGGGACTTCTCCGATCCGGTGATCGTCACCGAGTACGGGATGAACCTCGCCAACTGGTACGCGGTGACCAACAACGACGGGATCGCCGGGTTCTCGTACCCGATCGGGCACAACGACGGGAACTGGTTCGAGCGGTACGGCCCGGTGGAGATGGTGTCCTCGGCGTACGGCGAGCAGGAGGGTGAGGTGACGGACACCGCCGCCCTCACCTCGGCCCAACGGGACGCCTTGATCCAGTCGTTCACCGCACAGGCCCAACGGGGGATCGCTAACCGGTGGCCGAACCCGGTGACGGTGCGGGTGCCGGACAACTCGACCCTCAACCCGAAGATCAACCTCAGCATCAACCACCTGATCCCGGGCGTGTGGATTCCGCTCCGGGCTACCTTGACGTGCCGGAAACTTTCCCAGTGGCAGAAGTTGGATTCCGTGGACGTGGAAGAGGTCGGCGGGCAGGAGTTCGTCCGGGTCACCATGTCCCCGGCACCGCACGGTGGGGACGACGACCCCGACTTTGCCGGTGCGGAGGCCGCGACGTGAGCGGTCAGGGGGCCTGAACCATGGCCGTGAACAACTCCTGGCGGCAGCCGCAGAACCTGTCCGACTGGATGCGGGACATCGAGAAGCGGTTGATGCACGAGGAGCGTCGCCCGCAGCCCGCCAAGGTCTCCGACGTGGTCGGCTCCGGGATCGGGGTCTACTCCCGTTTGGTGGAGGATTGGAACTCCGAGGGTCCGATCGTGGACGGGTTCTTCTACTCGACCGCCGACTCGATCATCAACTCCCCCGACGACAGCCGGAACTGGATGGGCCTGGTCCAGGCCAACGCGATCGGGCAGGGCCTCCAGCGGGTCTGGGAGTACATCGACACCGCTTCTACCCCGGCCCCTGACCCGGCCCTGTTCACCCGGTCGTTCGTCACCAACGAGGACGGCACCCGCAACTACACGCCGTGGTTGCAGGGCGGCGGCGGTGGTGGCGGTACCGGCGAGATCACCGTGGAAGACGAGGGTGTCCCGGTCGGACCCACCACCCAACTGGACTTCGTCGGCGCCGGGGTGGTCGCCTCACTCGGAACGGGTGAAGTGCTGGTCACCGTGGACGGTGTACCGAAGGGGGCCGCCGGGGGCGACTTCACCGGGACCTACCCGAACCCGACTATCGCGCCGGGCGTGATCGACCTCGACGACCTGGACCCGGCCACCGTGTCGGCCTTGAAGGTGGACGCGAAATACGACGGCCTGCTGCTGGCCGCCGACATCAACTCCTTCAACCTCCAGGGTCCTGGCGTCACCGGGGTGGCGGTCGGCAAGGACGTGACCTACACGATCTCCGGCGGCGGTGGCGGGGGCGGGGGAACCGGGGCCGACGACGGCCTGATGGTCGGCAGCATCCAGGCGTGGGGCGGGCATGGCCCGACGGTCCCCGAGGGCTGGTTGTTGTGCAACGGCCAAGCGGTCAGCCGGGCGAACTACGCCGAGTTGTTCGCGGTGATCGGGACCACCTACGGCGTCGGCGACGGGGTCAGCACGTTCAACGTCCCGGACCTGATGGGCCGGACCGCGCTCGGGTCGAACTCCCCGATTCCATTGGGTGCGAACGAAGGTCTGGTGGAGTGGCAACGGAACCCTCAGCACGCCCACACCATCCCGAACCACAACCACTCCGGTGACCTGCACTGGCACACGACCGACGTGCACAGTCACCTCGTCTACCCCTCGAACCACCAAGGCGCCTCCAACACCGCCACCTCGGCTGGTAGCGGGATCAACCGGGTCAGCACCATCGAGGGCTGGACCGACGGCTCCCACAACCACGGCGGCTCGACCTCTAACGCCGGTGGCGGCGGGACCAGCACCAACGCCGGGATCACCGGGACCGACGGTGGCGGCGGTGCCACGTCGCAGTCCCAGAACGGCTACTTGGGCGTCAACTACATCATCAAGGCGAAGCCCACCGCGTCCCCCGCCTCGACGTGGTACATCGAATCGCCGTCCACCCCGGGGACGGGCAGTGTTCCTGCCCCGATCGTCGGGGACATGTTCCTGTTCGACAACGGCGACGTGTACCGCTACGACGGCACGACGTGGGTGTTGGACGCCAACATCAAGGGGCCGACCGGCAGCCAGGGACCGCAGGGTCTCACCGGTCCACAGGGCGTGGTCGGGGTGGGCGTGCAGGGCGCCACCGGGTCGCAGGGGCCGATCGGTGCCACGGGTCCGCAGGGGTCGACGGGGGCACAGGGCAGCACGGGTGTCCAAGGACCCACGGGCGCCACCGGGGGGACGGGTCCGCAAGGTTCCACCGGACCGCAAGGCAGCGCCGGACCGCAGGGTGCGCCGTCCACGGTCGCTGGCCCGCAGGGGCCGCAGGGGGCCATTGGTGCCCAGGGTTCTACCGGAGCGCAAGGCGCCACCGGAGCGACGGGCGGCACTGGAACCCAGGGAGCGACCGGCGCTCAGGGCGCTGCCGGACCCCAGGGAGCAACGGGACCGCAAGGTGCCGTGGGTGGCGCCGGGCCACAAGGCCCCCAGGGGGCCACCGGAACGGGCACGCAGGGTGTTCAGGGCGCGGCTGGACCCCAGGGTCCACAGGGTGCTGTCGGGGCCACAGGGCCGCAAGGCGCGGCAGGAGCCGCAGGTGCTCAGGGTGCGACGGGTGCCCAGGGTCCGCAGGGTGCCCAAGGTCTACGAGGTTCGCAGATACTCCAAGGCACCATCCCGCCCACGGCTGGTCAGGGCCAGAACGGCGACTACTACATCAACGCCGACACCGGCGAGTGGTACCAGAAGGTCGGTGGGGCCTGGGTCCTGATGGGCGATTTCACCGGAGCGCAAGGTGCCGCCGGACCGCAAGGTCCGCAGGGGCGTCAAGGGTTCCAGGGTGCGACCGGCGCTCAGGGTTCGACCGGTGCCCAAGGTGCGGCGGGTGGCACCGGTCCCCAAGGTGCGACCGGAACACAAGGGGCCACCGGAGCACAGGGCGCGGCAGGTGCGGTGGGTGGGACGGGACCGCAGGGATCAACCGGTGCCCAGGGTGCTGTCGGTGGGACGGGGCCACAGGGTGCGGCAGGTGGCACTGGTCCGCAAGGTGCGGTCGGTGCCACCGGAGGTACAGGTCCACAAGGCGCAACGGGTGGGACGGGTGCCCAGGGTCCACAAGGAGCGGCGGGCGCCGCTGGTGGCACCGGTCCACAAGGCCCACAGGGTGCGCAGGGCACGTCGGGTGCCGTCGGGACGTGGTACGGCAACGTGCCGGTCGGCGCGATCTTGGCGTGGACCTCCGGCGCCATTCCCCGGGGTTACCTCTACTGCAACGGCGCCGCCGTCTCGCGCACCACCTACACCGACCTGTTCGGGGTCATCGGCACCACGTTCGGTGTCGGCGATGGAACCACCACGTTCAACCTCCCGGACCTGCTCGGTCGTTACCCCATCGGCGCGAACTCCCCGGTCCCGCTCGCCGGGAACGAGGGGTTGATCGAATGGCAGCGCAACCCGCAGCACGCCCACCAGATTCCGAACCACAACCACGCGGTCGGGAACCACCAGCACGGCCTCAACGCCTCTACCCACGGCGGCTCGAACAACGCCCCCACCAGCGGTGGCACCGCCAAGATCAACGACATCGACGGTTCCGGTGTCGGCGGTTCTCACAACCATGGTGGACTCACTCACGCGGGCGGTCCTGGTCTGACCGGCACCGACGGTGGCGGTGGGTTCACCACGAACTCTCAGAACGGCTACCTCGGTGTCAACTACGTCATCCGATACCAGCCCACCCAGGATGTTGACCCGCCTCGTGACGAGGTGTGGGTCGGACCGGGCACCCCACCGGACCCGATGACCGAACTGTGGTACGACACCGATGCGTAGGGAGGAGACGCCGTGGGTGTCTTGAAGGTGCAGGACCCGCCCGGTTCGGGGAACTGGGTGCCGGTCGTCACCGCAGGAGGCGGTGGCGGGGGTGGTAGTGGTGGCACCGGCGGTGTCTCGGCGGCGTTCGTCGCGTCCAGCGGGAACATGGCTTCCGGCGCCCAGTCACCCGACATCGTGGTCACCCACAACCTGAACATCGCGTCGAACCGGCTCAACTACACCGTCGTCGGACACCTCGAAGACGGGTCATGGGTCTCCCAATGCCAGTGGCAGGTCATCTCCCGCGCCGCCAACACAGTCACCATCAAGTTCCGCAACGCAGGCCCACAGCAGGCCACGGCGGTACTGCGGTTCAACCTGCTGGACGACCGAGGCGTGGTCCTCGGCTCCGGCGGTGGCGACACTTCCCCCATTGGCTCGGTGCAAGCGTGGGGTGGCCTGTCGACCGCGATCCCGACCGGATGGCTGGTAGCCAACGGAGCGCAGGTGTCCCGCACCACCTACGCCGCCCTGTTCGCGGCCATCGGCACCGCCCACGGCGTCGGTGACGGCTCCACGACGTTCAACTTGCCGAACCTGCAAGGCCGGGTGCCCGTGGGCCTGTCCTCCGACACCGAGTTCAACACCATCGGGAAGACCGGCGGGGCCAAGACCCACACCTTGCACTGGTCCGAGATTCCGGCGCACACGCACAAGTTCCCGGGCGGCGCCAACAGCATCACCATCGGTGGCACCGCGTACTGGTTCAACCAAGGGGCCAGCACTCCCGACCGGGCCACCCCGATCAACGACACCGGTGAGAACCCCGGCGGCGGCGCGGCGCACAACAACCTCCAGCCGTACTCGACGCTGGTCTTCATCATCAAGGCCGGAGCCGGGGCGCCCCCGCCGAGCCTGGACACCGAATGGACGAACCTGACTTTGCTCAACGGGTGGCTGAACTTCGACTCCGGGCTGGCGACTGGTGGGGCTGGAAGGTCCGCCCAGGTTCGCAAGGTCGCCGGGCATGTTTTCTACCAAGGTGTCATCCGGTCCGGCTCAACAGGGAACGTGGCGATGTTCAATATCCCGGTCGGGGTCCGGCCCGGCACCCACGCTTCAGCGGGACAACACTGGGCGTGCGTGTCCAACAGCGCCTTCGGTGCGGTCGTTATCTCAGCCCAGTCCTCCTGCAACTTCCTAGCCGGTTCTAACGCATGGTTCGACCTTTCCGGCCTGTCCTACCCCGCCCAAGCCTGACCACCACCAACCCAAGGAGAACCGCATGACCTACCAGTCCATCGTGGAGATGACTTCTTCCGAGTCGCTGCTCAACAGGGTGGCTGCTGCCGCCGCCGAGGAGGGGTTCACCGACGACCCACTCTCGTTCGCCCGCAACAACATCTGGCAGATCGTGGCCGCCGGAAACTGGGACGCCCAGTGGGACTCCGCGAAGGCGTCCCAGACGGTCAACGACAACCCGGACATGGGCGCCCGTGACGACGTGATCACCGACGGGATGATCCTGTCGGTGGTGCAGCCGATGCTGGCACCACCGGAGGGCGACGGGTCGCAGGGGGCGCAAAGCTAGGCTGCGGCCGTGACTACGCCACTGGTGTCGGTGTTCACCCCGTCCCACGACCCAACGTTCCTGACCGAGTGCTACGACTCGCTCACCGCGCAGACCTACGAACGGTGGGAGTGGGTGGTGGCGCTCAACAACGGTGCCGAGTGGGAACCGCCCGCCGACGACCGGGTGACCGTGGTCAAGGTCGGGACCGTCAAGGGTGTCGGGGAAGCCAAGCAGCAGGCTGTCGTCGCGTGCCGGGGCGACATTCTGGTGGAATTGGACCACGACGATCTTCTGCTGCGTGAGGCACTTAGAGAGATCGTCGTGGCCTTCGACCAGTACCCCGACGCGGGGTTGGTCTACAGCCAGTGTGCGGAGGTCGACGCCGCCGGTGATTCAGCGTTTACCCCGTACGCGGAGGGCTACGGGTGGCGCTACCGCAAAGCGGGCGGGCGCCAGTACCCGGTCACCCCGGAGCCGACCCCGCACAACGTCTCGTACATCTGGTACGCCCCGAACCACCTGCGGGCGTTCACCCGGTTGGCCTACGACAAGGCGGGCGGCTACAACCCGGACCGGGACATCCTCGACGACCAAGACCTGATGGCCCGGCTGTATGAGGTCGGAACCTTCAGGTTGGTTGATGAAGTCCTCTACCTTCAGCGCACCCACGACGGGAACACGCAGAAGGACCCGGAGCGCAACCCTCGGATTCAGGTCGAGACGGTGGACCTGTACGACCGCACCATCCAGCCAGCCGCCCTGGCCTGGGCGGAGCGAGAGAACCTGCCCTGCCTGGACCTGGGTGGCGCCCACGGTGAGGCCGACCCGCGTTACCTGCGGGTAGACCAGCACGCCGGTGAGGGTGTGGACCTAGTGCACACCTTCCCCGCACCGCTGGCCGGGATGTTCGACTCGTCGGTGGGGGTGATCCGGGCCGTCGACTTCTTGGAGCACGTCGCCGACAAGGTGGCGATGATGAACGAGATTCACCGGTTGCTCCGGCCCGGCGGGATGCTGCTGTCGATGACCCCATCCACCGACGGACGGGGCGCGTTCCAAGACCCCACCCATGTGGCGTTCTGGAACGAGAACTCGTTCTGGTACTACACCGACCCGAACTACACCGCCTACGTTCCGGAGATCACCGCGAAGTTCCAGGTGTCCCGGCTGTTCACCGGCTTCCCCTCCGACTGGCACCGCGACTACGACATCCCCTACGTGTTCGCCAACCTCATCGCCGTCAAGGACGGCACCCCCCGCAACGGCGGCTTCAACCCCTGGGCGTAGCAGTAGGGTGAGCCCGACAGCAGGACGGCCACCCCGACAGCCAGTCGAGGGCGGAGCCGAAGGCGGTGTGAATCCGTAGGAGGGGCCATGGCCCGACGGTGTGGATGCGCTTCAGATTCGTGCTCATGTGAGGTCGTCGGCGGCGACGGCATCATCGTCACCGGTGCCGGGTCACCCCGGAACCCGTACATCGTCACCTCCACGGTGGCTCAGATCGAGACCGGGTTCGATGTCCAGTACAACAACGTGGACGTGGTCCGGGACGTGCACCAGATCGACTTCCGGGGCACGGCGGTCCAGGTCACCCCGGGTGTCGACGAGATCGTGGTCACGGTCAACCAGCCCGATCCGGTGTCCGGGTACTCGGTCCCGACCGGGGCGATGTGGATGTTCGGGGCGGGCGTTGCGCCGTCCGGGTGGTTGATGTGTGACGGGCAAACCTATCTGGTCGCCGACTACCCGGGTTTGTTCGCGGTGATCGGCAATGCCTACGGTGGCGACGGCACCGTCAACTTCAAGGTGCCGAACCTGATCGACAGGTTCCCGGTGGGTGCGTCCGCGACGAAACCTGCTAGTGAGTTGGGGGGCGGGACGCCCAGCAAGTCGATCGCGGTAGCGAACCTTCCACCGCACGGTCACGACATCAGCCATGGTCACGGGGCGGTGAACTCGTCATTCGCGGGCAACCACGACCACGAACTCAGGTTGTCGGGCGCTGTGGGTAGTCAGAACACGGCGGTCAAAGGTCAGTCGAACTACAGCAGTCCGCGTGACCCGATCAACTCCGACGGTGCCCACCAGCACAGTGTCACCGTGACTCCCCACTACGGGAACAGTGGCCCTGGCGACGGCACCGCGACACCGTTGGACATCATCCCGCCATGGATGGCTCTCGCGTTCATCATCAAGACGTGACACGCTGCGGGTGTTGAACGGCCGCCCGGGTCAGAGCCACTGGCCCAAGGTGGGAGCCATGACGGTGCGAACCCGGGAGGTGTGATGGTATCGAGACGCTGTGGGTGTGCCAGCGATTCGTGCGCCTGTGTGGTCACCGGGGGTCCTGGGGTCGAGGTTTCCGGGACCGGGGCTAGGACCAACCCGTACATCATCGACCTCGCCGAAGTACCCGTCGTCGCTTCCGCGCGCTACACGACCGCGCGCCGACCCTTGGCGTCCAGGGTTGAGGCTGGTGCGCAGATATACGACACCGACCTCGGGCTTCCGCTCTGGTCGGACGGAACCGTGTGGAGAGATGCCGCCGGACGACGGAGAGGTAGGCGCTGATGCCTAGGTGCTGTGGAGGCGCGACCTGTTCGTGCGTGATCGACAACGGTTCGCACATCCAGATCGGCGGGACGGGCAGCCCGGCTGACCCATTCGTGATCACTGCCGACGTGGGGTTGGAGGCGAAGGACAACACGGTCTTCGACGTGGTGCTGACCGGGATGGGCACGGTGGCGTTGCCGTGGCAGATCGAGGTCACGTTCGCGGCGACCGCGAAGTTGAACGACTTCCCGGACGTGAACGCACCGGCTCCCACGAACGCACAGGTGCTTGGTTGGGACACCGCCACCTCGCAGTGGACGGCCCGTGCCCCCACCACGGCGGCGGCGGGTGCGGTGCAGCACGACACGGCGCTCACCGGCGACGGGTCGGCGGGCACCCCACTGGGGGTCAATGAGGACCCGGCTCGGATGCTGGGGACCACGGCCGCCGGACTGGGTCTGTCGGATACCGGGATGAACTCGATCGTGCGGAAGTTCGACGACGACGCCGCACGAGCCGCAGCCTCCCCGATGCCGGTGCTGAACGCGATGTCGGTGCTGAACACCCAGCCGGGGAAGATCGACTACTGGGACGGCGACGCGTGGGAACCGGCCGGGGTCTTCCTGTTGTCGATGCTCGGGCAGGAGATGTGGCAGCAGTCCGGGCCGTACACGGGCGTCCAACGGGTCACGTTCATGGTGCGGAACGTCGAGCAGATCACCGACACGGAGGGGATGTTCGACGCGATCCCCGCCGTCGACCTCGCTGGCCGGGCGGGCGTGATCTCGGCGGTCGCCCAAGCCACCGGCACCATCGGGTCGATCGCCACCCCGTACACGGTGATCCTGACTCCGACCGGTGGGGGCATCCGGGGGATCGCTTACCGTTTGGACGACGGCCAGCCGTTGCCCTCGTCGCCGATCAACTGCACGGTGCTCGCCCTGGTCTACTAGGAGGCCCGATGTCGTGGATCAAGGATCGTTCCACGGCAGACCTGCTGGTCATGATGCTGGCTGCCACAGTGTGCGTAGCGATCATCGTGGGCCAGGTCGGCATCGTCGTGGTCCACGTAATCTCCCCGAGCGCCGACACCTCGACTGCTGGCAGCATCGTCGGACAGATCATCAACACACTGGTCGGGTTGGTGGCCGGGTACATGGCGGGGCGCACCGAGGTGGCCCGGATCAGGCGCCGACGGGAGGATGAAGAACCGTGAACGGTCCAACAGATCCGACTGGCCCGCCAGGGCCAGCCGAACCCGTGGGTCCATGGGGGATCACCGGGCGACTGGGGGGTACGTGTCTTCCCGGTCTGGACGGGACTGATGGTATCCCCGGTGGGCCATGAGCGCATTGCGGCGGTTCGTGACCCGATGGGAGATGGTGTGGCACACCTTCACCCTGATGTTCTTCGCGGTCGCCATCGCACTAGTGGTGGTCCTGTTCCCTGACGTGAGCAACACCTGGGTGTCGGTGTTCGTGCTGATCGGTTCGTTCACCGCAGCCATGGCGGCGATGATCTCCAGCATCAAGACGCGGGGCGAAAGAGGGCATAGCAAAGCCCCCGACCAGTGACGTGCGTGGTCGGGGGCTTTGCTATTCAGTTGTTACGAGTTGAGTACCCCGTCGGCCTCATCCAAAGCGAACGGGGATGGGTCGTCGGCCTTGACGGTGCCGACGAAGTGGACGATCAGGTGACCTTTCTCGCCGTCTTCGAGGCTGGCGATACGGGGGTCGTCGACCGCTTCGAGGATCGGCTTCAACCACTTCGAGGTCTTGGCGTCGAAGTCCAACGACCGGTACCGGTTGATGCCGTCGAGGTCACCGTGGGTGACAGTGACCTTGCTGCGGCGTTCGTCGACTTGCCGGGCGAGGGTGATTCCTGCGCGTACGAGATGTGCCATGTGTCCTCCTAGAACAAGGGGAGCGGAACGTCGATAGACCCGTCTGGCGCCGGGTCACCCGGCCTCCAGCCATCGTCTTTCTTGGATCGCCGATTGCCTGTCAGGTGGGCGCGAGCCCGCTCCACGGCTTCTCGGTGGGCCTGCACCCAGTCGTCAGCCTCCCACCGGTGGTCGTACAGCGGGCTGTCTGGGCCGAGGCACGTGCACTTCGCCTGCCATCCACCGGTCCTACCGACCACCTTCATCTTGTGGTTGTTCATCCTCGGGGTCCTTCCAACGATTGGCTGACGCCAGTCTGGAACGGACGACGTGCACTTCTTTGGAGACGCGCCCGGTGGGGCGTAGGCAGGATTCGCCGGGTGCGGCGCCGCAGGTGGTGCACGGGTAACGCTGGGCGATCACCCGCCACTCGGTGTAGGGCTTCATTCACACCACGTCGATCTCCACAGGGCGCTGGATGAATTGCTCGACCTGTTGCGCGAGACCTCGGATGATGCCCTGGTCGCCTTCGATGGTGAAGGACTGGTCGGCCACCATCGCCTCGGGGTCGGCCGACATCATGGCACCCCCGGAGGTGTCGATCACCCGGATGCCCGGATAGTTCTCGACAAGGTCGGCGACCTCGTCGTTCATGGGGGTGTGGTACCGCTCGCGTGGGGTCTGTCGGTAGGACAGCCGAACCTTGCTCATGTGCCTTCCTAACTGAGTTGTTGGATCACTTCGTAGATGCGTTCCCCGGTGAGCCCGACGAACACGACAGGTCCGGTGAACCCCATGTGCACTTCGGTGAGTCCGACGAGGACCCGGGTGGCCCTCGGGTTGGGCACCCCGTCGTCGGTGGCCCGGAAGTGCGCGTGCACCTTCGACCCGATGTGGACGCAGACGTACTTGCCGGGACCGGTCAGGAGGTTGACCGGGTCCACCTCCCGCTCGAACACCTGCACGATGCCGTCGGGCGGGATGTAGAGGACTTCACCGATACGTGACGTGGGAACCATGACCCACATCATGCTCACGTGAACTCCTTCCGGAGGCGTTCCACCCACCACGTGTCCGGGTCGGCTTCGGTGAAGATGCGGACCGGGATGCCGAGGGCGTGAGCCTTCCGGATGGTGTCGACGGTGCCATGCGAACCGTGCGGTTTCGGGGCAGTGCACCTGTCGCTGGTGCATGGGTTGATGAACGCGAGACAAATGTCGGCCCCGGCGTCCACCATCTCGGAGTTCCGCTTGAACCCGGCTCGCTTGCCGTACTCGCGCCAGTCCGCCTGGTGCCGCTCGACCTCGATGAGGTGGGTGACCGCGAACTCGTCGGCCCACGCATCGGCCCCGGTCGGGCAGTGTCCGTGCACGACGACCCACCCTTGGGTATCCCAATCCACCGGAAACCCATGCCGGTCGGTGGACAGGTTTGCGTTCTCGCTGATGTACCGGACCAGTTCTCGGGAGACAACCCAGTGGTCGGACCAGTCCCGGGAACCGGTGACGAGGATGCGGCGTTCTGTCACGGAGCGGTCCACCGTCCGGGGCCACCGTGACCGTCTTCGCCGGACGGCATCCCTGCCGCGATGTAGCAGGTGTTGCACAGGAAGTGGCCGTTGCCTGCGTTGAGGGTGCCTTCCTCGGTCCACACCCACTCGGACGGGGTCATGTTGTCCATCTTGGCGAACTGGACGCAGTCCGGGATTTCTTCGGGGGTCCGGTCGCAGCCGATGCAGTAGGGCTGGGGTTTGTCGGGTTGAGGCATGTAGGTGGCCGGATCGGCAGGTGTGTCTTGGTATTCCATGGTTGCTCCTTCGGTGGATGGGCCGATCCCCCGGTTGAACGGGCGCCCGTCCAAGATGCCCGCAGGGACCAGCCGTCTCTTACTTGATCCTTCTCACGTCGAGGCGGTCGTAACCTTCCCGGTCGTACTCGACGTGGGTGCCGTTGATGTGTGTCCACCGGACGGTGAACTCACCGGTTGATCCACGGACATCGGTCAGGTGTGCCTTGGCCTGATCCTTCAGCCGGTTGCCTTCGCGCAGCAGGTCGACGCCTTCGCGGTACATGTCCACCGCCGCCAACACCGTGTCGTCGGTGAGCAACCCCTGCACGTCGGTGTCGAACGCCCGGCAGGTGGCGTAGAACCCGCACGCCTTCTCGCACAGTTCCCGGGGTGGTTCCTTCCGGGCCTCCTCGCCGTGGGTGTAGGCGTAGATCACGTCGTCCAGCCACCACCCGGCTTGCTCGACCATCCCGGGGTTGAACGGCTCCATGTGCACGTACAGTTCGCGTTCGTCACCGCCCCGGTCCAGCCACACGTTCGCCACCTTCACATCCTCCAACGGGAGGTCGCCGAACAGCCCGGCGTTCCAGGCGCCGACCGCGTAGCAGTGCCGCTGGAACTGTTGCTGCTGGGACGGACCCTTGCGCCGGGGGATGCCGAGCCCCCGACTGGTTTTCACGTCGATGACCTTGTCGTCCACGATCACGTCGGGGTGTCCGCCGACGTTGTAGGTGCCGCGTTCCCCAACCAGCCGCACTGTCACCTCGGCCTGCCGGATGGCGTGCGGCCACATGTCGGTGATCGCCTGTTCGGCGTGGTCGCCGAGGGCGGTGCCGATCCACGCGGGCAGCATGTCCCGTTCGTCGGGGACCTGTTGGTCGAGCATCCGCCGGGTCCGTTCGGAACAGAACCCGAGGTCGGACACCCCAACCCTGAACTCCTTGGACTGCATGGACCGGGTGGAGTAGTTGGTCTGCCGTTGGATGGCCTCGTAGATAGAGGCGGCGAGGGCCTCCTCCTCGTCGTCCATGTACCGGATGGTGCCGAGGACGGTCTCGCTCATGACGCGGTCTTCTCAGCGGGCGGGATCGGCGGGACCGGGGGCGTGGTGGGCGGCGGGATCGGCGGACCGACGGGAGGGGCCACAGGCGGCGCCACGGGCGGGTCCTCGTCGACGAACTCCGCACCCAGGGAGTCCTGCAAGGTCTTGACCTGTTCGTCGCTCAGAACGCCTTCGTCGGGCTTCGTGCCGTTGGGCTGGACCACGGTGCCTCGGACCACGTCCCGGGTGGTGCCGTCGTCGTAGAGGGACAAGCCGAACTGGTTGCCGAGGTTGATCGCGCACCGCTTCAGCGCGTCGGAGGCGGCGGTCTTCGCGGCGTTGTCGTGGTGCTCGCCGATCATGTTGGCGGGACCGGACGTGGACCCGACCGCACCTTCGGTGTACCGGCACAACCGGTCGCCCTCGATGTCGCGGACGGTGAGCCGCACCTTGGCGAACCAGATGCACTCGACCATGTCCTTCGGGGCGTCGCCCTTGGTCACGTACTCGCGGACCCCGACGAGGTGTTGCTCGCTGGTCTCCACGTCGAAGTTGCCGTAGCCGAACATCCGGATCAGGTGGGCGCGTACGTCCCACGATTCGAGGTAGGACAACTGCTTGCCGCCTTGGGACCGCTTGGCGATCCGGATGGCTTTGATCGGGGAGGCGAGGGTGTCGTGTTGCTTCTCGGTGAGACGGGCCATGGTTGCTCCTTGGGTCAGGGTGTCTGTCGGCAGTGTGGCAGCCGCCACCGACAGTCGTTTTCCTTACCCAATTTTACCACGTTTCTCCCCCCCAGGGGGTATGGTTAGAACCATGACCGACACCATCCTCAACCTGCAAGGTGCGCCCGAGGACCCCATCGAACGCCTCGTCTGGCTCGGCGGAGTCGACGACGCCGTGAAGAGCGAACTCGACGACGCCTTCATGGAGGCGTACTTCTGGGCCAGGTTCACTGGCCGACTCGACGCCGCCCTCGCCCTCGGCCTGCACTCCCGGAAACGGGTGATGGCCTACACCCGCGCCGAGAACGAACAGCGTGCCCGGATGATCCGGTGGGGCGACGGTCGGTAACCCACATCGCCCCACCGGACGTTCACACCCCGACCAGCACCGCCTCCGTCTCCTCACTCGGTGCGTCCTCGGGCTCCGGCTCCGGCTCCGGTTCGGTGACCGTCATCCACACCGGGGTCGGTGCGAACGACACGGCGTTCAGGATTCGGTCCCATGTGACCGTCACCTTCGGCTTGTCCGGGTGGAGCGCCGCGACCTCGGCCAGTACCCGCAGCACTTCCGTCGATGTGTTGGCGTCGTTCCACGAGTGCAGCGGCCTGTTCACGTAGACGAGCCCCCGTGAGACGAGGTAGTTGTGGATCGCCCGCCCCACTTCCGACAGGTTGACCTGGTGGGACAGGACCGCGTTGCGGTGCGGCAGGCGCTCGATCCCGAGCACATGGGCCAGTGCACCTTCGATGCACCAGCCACCCCTGCCCTCCCAGCCGTTGTCGCCGACCACGAACCCGTCCTTCATGATCAGGTCCCGGGCCTCCGTGCAGGCTTGCGCGATGCTCTTGATCTGCATTCCGTTCTCCGTTCTTGCGTGGGGGGGCAACCCGAGTCACCCCCCCACTGGGTTGAGGGTTGAAGGATCAGCCGCCTGCGTAAGGCAGGCTCATCCTGATCTCGTCGGCCTCCGGGTCGAACTCCCGGCTGACCTCACCGGCGTACGACATGCCCATCGCCGAGCCGCCCCACGGCGACGTGACGGTCTGGGCCTTGTAGACCTGACCCATGTAGCCCGACAAGATCGCCCGGTCGAACTGGCTCTTCGCCCTCACGACTGAGGCCGGGTCGGCAGTGTTCCAGGCCAGCGGCATCAACCCGCCGACGAAGAGCACCCCCTGGTGCGTGACCGGAGCCGGAGGCGGCGGCGGTGCCACCGTCTCCCTCCGGATGGTGTCCAGTAATGTCATGACGCGTACTGCCTTTCTCTCGAAGGTGTAGTGCACAACCCCGGTGCCGTACGGAAACCCGAGATTCCGTGCGGCACCGGGAACCGGGGGAGTTCCCCGGTCGCTCATCTCCCCGGTGGTGGCGGGTAGACCCCGTGCCCCTTGCACAACGGGCACGGGAGCATCAGGTGGTAGCCGTCCTGGTGGGCTTGCTCGGCGGGTCGCATCCCGAGACCTCGACACCGCCAGCACACCGAACTCACACCGCCCGCCTGACCCACCACCGGAGTTCCGGTGCCGGTTCACGTAGCGACCGTCCCCGCGCCTCGTAGAACGCGGTTCGGTAGAACCAGTGCCGGGATACCTCTTGGCCGTTGGGGGCGATCACCACCCAACGCCGCAACTTCATGGTGCGCTGTTTTCCGCGTTCCACTTCTCCCCCGTGTGATCGAGTGCGGTTTCCCATTCAGCCCAGGTGCGTTCCTCGTCCATGTCCCAGTCCTTGTGCGACAACGCGGTGGACGACACCGCCTCGATCGCGGTGCCCATGGACACCGAACCCGGGTAGGTCATGAGCAACTTGCGGGTCATGTACTGACGCCGAGTGAACAACCCGTCTAGTGGTGCGGACCGGAGCATTTTTTCCAGCCCGTCGATATCGCTCATACCTCTCCTATTCGTTTCTTGATCGTGTCCTGCATTTGGTCCATCCACCAGATTTCCTGGGCGGTCAACTCCCCCGGCTCCCTGACGGATTTGCGGACGATCCGGGCAGCCTTCTCGAACTTCCCGATGTCGTCCTCGTCGTCGCCCAGCATGATTCCGGCGATCGAGTCGAACCGTTTGTAGACGGCATCGGTGGCGTCGTTGATCGCCGTTTCGATCGCCACGGTGTAGGAGGCCAGCCCCACTTCGATCGCCGTGTCGATCCCTTCGTGCACCACCTCATGCAACGTGGAGACCAACGATTCCTGCGTCGCGTTGGCGAGGTCGATCACCTCCCTCAACTCCCGGGTCGCGGTCCTGATGTCCTTCAACACCTCGTGGGCTTCCCGGGTGCGAACGATCAAGTCGTCGACCTCTTCACGTATCGGTCGGTTCACCGTTCTCCTCCACAATCTCGACGCCGATCTGGGTGAGCGACTCGGTGAACAGCCGGGGCAGGGAGTCGATGAACCCGAGGACCCGGGTCGCCCCGTGCTCACCAGTGAACTCGTCCTTGTCCACGAACAGGTCGCCCCGGATCGTGCCCGCGTCGACCGTCACGTGGATGCCAGCCTCGGTGAACCGGCAGGACCCGGTGACCTTCAGCGCCCGGCCTTGGGCTTCCATCTGTCGCAGAATCTCCTCGTCGAGACCGGCGATCTCGTCGATGTTCGGGAGATCAGGCATCCTGAACTCGCCTCCATTGGTCAACCCCGACGAGCAGGATCAGCGACCGCCCGTTGTCCCAGTCCACGTACATCTGGGCTCCGTTGCCGCCGGTCACCGTGCCTTCCGTCCCGACCCCGACCGGGTCCGGATCGTCGTGCATCGACATCAGCGCGATCCTGGTCCCTACCGGAACCGGACATGGATCGGACAGTGCCTTGTAGAACGTTGCGTTGTCCACTACCTCAACTCCTCTTTCAGTGCGTCGAGGTCACTCGGGCGCCACAACCGGTACTGGGTGCCGATGGCATCCGCCCACCGCTGCTGCTCCTTGGTGACCTTCCCTTTCTCGGTCTTCAACTCGACGATCAGCACGTCCCCCCGCCGTGCCAGCACCAAGTCGGGGAACCCCTTGTGTCCGGACAACGGCGTACGCCAGCCCCGCTCGGTGAACGCTGGACGGAAGTGGGTCACCATCCAGCCGTGGAACTTGGCGAGTTCCAGCACGGTGTCCAGCAGTTGTCCCTCGGTCATGCGGTTCCGGTAGACGTTCATTCCAACCCCCGGAAGGCTTCCTGCATCAACTTCACCCGCGCCACCGCGTCGTCGGCACGCTTGGTTTCCTTCTCCAATTCATGCCGCAACCGCTCGATTTCTCGCTCCCACTCGGTGACCTTGACGGCCGACGGGGTGTAGTCGATGGTCTCGGCCAGCAGTTCCACGGCGGCCTTCACCTTGTCGTGGAGCCGGTTGTAGCGGCGGGAGTCGGCCCGCTTCTCCAGCGCCTCGGGGGTACGCAACGACGTGGTGTCGGTGTGGTTCATCCGGACATGCCCACCCAGGCCAGTGATCCTGGTGGTGTCGGTCTCGTAGTGCGTTGAGGTGCCGACGCACAGGCGGCAGCGGACGGTGGTGCCGTCGGTCTCGTAGAACTCGGAGGGTTCTCCGTCGGTGCCGAGGTACGTCGCCCACTCGGATTCTGGGGTGGGTTCTGGGGCAGGTTCCTTGGCGGGATGCTCCTCCGGATCATTCACCTCCTCGGCGAGCCGGAGGACCGTCTCCTCGGTGACCGTCTTCTGAGGTTCAACGTGGGCGGCGTACCACTGCTTCAGCGATCGCATCTGCGAGTCGTTGTTCCGGCAGTACACGGTGACCGGCTGGCTGTCGTCCGGTGGGAACAGCAGGACGGAGTTGCCCTGGCCTCGCCACCTCAGTCCGTCGACGTTGACGCACTGGACGATGAACGACTTCAGGGTGGCGTGATACCCACGCAGGTCGTTCCTCTCGATCCGGTTGTTGCGGGGTTCGGTGTTCTGTTCCACGATGACCACCTGCTGTTTCCTTTCGTGATCGTGTGGGTGCGGCGCACCCGTGTCTTTGCCCACCCAGTCGTGGCCGATGAGGTCTCCGCACCAGCAGTGCTCTTCGTCGCCGAGGGTTTGGGACGGGTAGACGTGCTGCGCCCCGGGGCGTTTCTTCAGCGGACGGACCGGGCGTATCCGGTTGTCCGTGGTGATCTCGTTCTCCTCCAGCCATTGCCGGAGTTCGGAGGCGTCGAACCGGATGCTCCGGCCGATCCGGTGGAACGGGATGTTTTGGTTCCGCACCCACCTCTCGACCGTCGACACCGACTTGCCGACCAGGGCGGCTGTTTGTGCGTAGGTCAGCATCGAGGGCCGGGGTTCGCTCATGGCGTGCTCCCTTCTCTGAAGATGAATCCCCCGTTGCATTCGTGGATGCGTTCGCCCCACGGTGTTGTCACCGGCACAGCCGTCGGCAGGTCCACCCACGCGGACACGATCCATCCGGTAATTCGCGCGTTATTCGGGTGGGCGTGTACGTCCCAATGGCAGGGGCCGCACAACCACACCCCGTTGCATGGGCAATGGGTGTGGAAATCGACTACACGACGGCTGCGCCGGTGGTGCCAGTGTCCCCCCGGAGCCGGACACCCGCACCGTTCGCAGCGGTGCCGTGCCCGCACCCTGACCAGGGTGCGGGCCGACTCCGGTATTGCGCTCATACCTGTCCCCGGGCGTGGTCCCGCTGGTGCCCGGTGGCCGCGTGGTCCACCAGCCCCATGTCGTTGGACGCGAACTCGAATCCACAGTGTTCTTCCCGGCACAACCACCGGTACGGGAACAGGGCTTGGTACCGCCGCCGGACCTTGGCCTTGTGGAAGTTCCAGCCCGCAATGAACATGAGGACCTGGATCACGATGGGCAACATGAACCCGAGGGCTTCCCAGATCACAGCCCCGGTATCCTGCCTCGGACCTCGGGGCGGTGCACCTCGTCGTCGCCGAACCGGGTTTGGTGCGGCGGCTTGTTCGGGTCGTTCGCGGCCTCGATCTCCCGGTGGATGATGTTGTCCCGCTCGTTCTCGATCTCGATGAGCGACCGTTGCATCACCAGTTCCCCACGCTTCAGGCGCAGTTCCCGGCGCTGCCGGTTGTTCAGCACCTCCTGCTCGATCGGGTTGGAGAACACCTTCTCGTGGCCTTTGACCCGGGACGCGAAGTAGGTGACCCCGGCCCCACCGCCGACGGCGGCGGCACCGAGCAGGATCGCCAACGGGACTTTGCTCCACCCTTCACCGGCGGCGTAGATCAACACCCCGACCGCACCCAGCCCGGCGATCACGGTGACCGCTGCGAGCGCCCACATCAGCACCCGGTACACGTCCTTCTCGTTCATGGGTGGTCTCCTGTCGCCGCCACCGCCAGCGCGTGCCGTCGGTATTCCTGCCACGCGGCTTCCAGTTCGGCCCGGGCCACCGGGTCGGTGATCGCGTCCACGTCCCAGCCGACCTGTTCGGCAGCCTCGTACAGGTCCTTGCTGATCGGCCACATGTAGAACCGGTGCGTGGACCCGAGGTCCTTGTCGTACCGGGAGTACGCCCACCCCCACATCAAGCCCCGTTCGTGGGAGTCCCGGATGGTGGTCATGGTGTAGAGGACTTCGTCCTGGGCGATCGCCCGCTCGGCCTCGACGGCGATGTCGTCGATGCCCTTGGACTCCCCGGCCTCGACTTCGGCCTCGGTCTCGACCTTGCCGAAGATGATCACCCGGTCGGCCACGTTGTAGAACCGGACCCAGTAGTCACCCCAGGTGATGTTCTCCTGCTTGGGGTGCAGGTTCCTGTTGCCGTACGCCTCGCCCTTCCGCATGAACTCGTAGGCGTCCTCGATCGAGTTGAACTCGACGAACTGGGGTTGCTCAGACACGGGTCACCCCCGGTCGCTTCACGATCGGGTCGAACTCGGAGTGCTGCGGGTGCAGTGCGGCGGCACAGTAGGTGCAGACCGGTTCGTCGGGACCGGACGTGAGCGCCGTGCAGGAGTCATGTCCACCCCCGGCGCGGAGACGGCAGACGCAGGTCATGAGGACCGGCTGTTGGCGGTGTGCGTCGTTCATGTGATGTGCCTTTCTGGTGTCTCTGGTCAGTGCGTTGCGTAATCCATTGCTAGAGCGAACCCTCCCTCGTCCTCCCATTCCGGAACCCATGACGCCCCGCTCGACGAGCGGAGCAGACGCCTCGGTGCCATCTTTCGTTCGTCTCGGCGGATGGCCCGCCACTCCATTGCCGCGAACGGAGGACGGTCTCCGTTCTCGGGGACGAGGGCGGCTTGATAGTCCAGCCACCTGCCCCACCGTGACGAACCGATCGGTCGGAGTTCACGTGTCGCACCGCGTTCTCCCCACGGGGCGTGATGCTCCATCCAGATGGCGAGGTTGTAGTCCTGCCGGAGTTTGTCGAGGGGCTTCTGGACACCGAATGCCTGCTCTTCCCACGACTGGTCGAGGCCGTCGTACGCCTTGTAGATGGGGCTGATACACAACAGGTCGATGCGCAACCGTTCGACCACCTGTCGCAGCATGGCCCGGTCCTGCGGGTCACCGAGGTGGATGCCTGCGGGACGGTGCAGCACGTAGGCGTTCTGGTTCTCGGTGGACCACACGTCTTCCATGGACACCACCTGTCGCCGGAAGTCTCGGCGGGCGGTCCCGGCGGGGTTCTCCAGGTCGACGAGCAGGGTCCGCATGATCGGGACTTCCTGCTGAATCTGGAACGGGTGTCGCCCGGACGCCAAGGTCAACGCGACCTGTCGGGTCAGCACGGTCTTCCCGGCTTTCTCGGGGGCGATCAACATGAACCGTTCCTGCCGTTCCAGCATCCCCGGGATCACCCAGTCGTAGGAGTGTTCGTTCTGGGCCATGAACTCATTGACGGTGTGGAGTCCCTCGATGGGACGCCAGCCCGCTTCGACCTGGGATTCGCCGAGGACCCGGGTCCACATCTCGTCGAGCCGGTTGGCCTTGTCTTCGAGGGACAGGTCCATGCCGACGATCCGAGCCATCTGCGCGACCGCGTCCTTCAACACTTCGTGTTGGGCGGCTTCGTGGACGGCGTGTGCGTAGTTGGTGGCGAGGATCGAGACCACCGGGTACGCCCCGGACAGGTCGATCATCCGTGCCAGGGCACCTGTCTGCTCGTACTCGACGAGTAATTGCCGGACGTACCCGGGTATCTCGTCGGCGCTGAGGTTGGGGTGGTGGTCGATCACCCAGCAGATCGCCACGTACAGGCTGCGGTTGGCGCCGTTCCAGAACCGGTCCGGGTCGAGCCATCGGACGTTGTCGTATTCCTTGGGGGATTCCATGAGTGCGGCACACAGCATGGCTTCGGCCGAGTAGACCGGATCAGTCATTCTTGGTTGCTCCCTTGGGTGTAGAGGCGGTATTGCTCTCGGGCCAACTCCAACCCGTCGTCCTTGCGGCCCGGTGTTTCAGCCAGCGGCCTGCCTGCCGGTTTCGGCTTCGATCGTCGACCCCCTGGTGGTGGTGGCAACGGTGGTTTCTCTTCACCGATCCGCCATGTCACCACATCACCGGATCGGTCACGGCGTTTCCGATCCGGATTCTTCTTGTTCGTCATGGTGTTCCATCCCCATGGTAGGGCGGGTTTGTTCGGTTGACCCATGTACGTATGACCACTCCTGTTCATGGAGTAGGCGTGTACCCGGTCGCTCACCAGCAGGTCTTCCCTGCGGCTTAGGGTCAGTTGGCATTACGTCGGACCCGGTTTCCGGTCTCTCTCGCATTGCGGCGTGGGGGTGCGGAGGAACGCCCACCCTCTCGGGCATCAACGCCATGGCCCACGACACGGAGGTGGGCGCCCGTACAGAGTTGCGGTACACCACAACCTGTGGATTAGAATTGGTGACGGCATCAACCGTGTTTCTCCCAGAGTCCGGTCGGTGTCCGTGGCCCGGTGTTTACGCACGCGGGCCACAAACCTGTTAGGTCGAACCTACCGGTGGACGGCGAGCCCAGTCCACCATGGCCTATCGTTGAACGTACGAACCGGTTGCTCCTGTTCGTACTCGGCCCGGCCCCCGCTTTGGATGTGCCTTTCCGGGGGCCGGGCCGACATACATCAGGCCGAGGCAGGCCCCTGGTCGGGGACCGCCGCCTGATCCAGCAAGGACGGGTAGTCCCGCACCAGCCGGTCGAACTCCTGCTTCGCCTTCTGCTCGGCGGTCAGCCGGGGCGACCACTCCACCCCCTGCTCCTCCGCGTGCTTGGAGTACAGGGTGTGGAACTCATCCCGGTGGGCCTCACGAAGAGCCTGCGTCGCGGCGGTGTACGCCTTCTGCAACCGCTTGTCCCGCTCCTCCGAGGTCATCTCGGCAGGCGGGGTTGCTGCGTCGGTCATGGTGCACCTTTCATGGTTGGTTGACCTGGGTGGGGCTCGAGGTCTGGCTTCAACGTCGCCGTGACGACGGTGGTGGGAGGCCAGTTGGAGGACCACTCATACCTGTCCTCCGGTCGTGGGTCAGAACGGAGGCTCGTCACCGGACGCCTGACTTTGTGTTGGCTGTGTGGCGTACGGGTCAGGCGCCCTGCCCTCACCCCGTGCCTCGCGGGTCGTCTTCTCCCCATGCTTGATGGTGCGGAACTTCACCGACGCGCCCACCTCGTCGGCCTCCATCTCGACGACCGTCCGCTTCTCACCCTCGGTCGTCTCGTAGGACCGCTGCTTCAACCGGCCCTGCACGATCACCCGGTCACCCCGACGCAGCGATTCGGCCACGTTCTCCGCCATCGTTCGCCACGCCGCGCAGCGCAGGAACAGCGCCTCCCCGTCCCGCCACTCCTGGGATTCCTTGTCGAACGTCCGGGGCGTGGACGCCACCGTGAAGTTCGACACCGCCGCACCCGACGGAGTGAACCGGAGTTCCGGGTCGTCCGTCAGATTCCCCACCACCGTGATCACGGTGTCTCCTGCCATCAGGTCACCTTCTTCTTCCGCTTCTTGACCGGCACCGAGGTCTTGGGTGCCCTGTCCGGGTTGAACCGCAGGTACAACGTGCAGGTTCGCACCGGGTTTCGTACGTTGTTGGCCGTCCTGATCTGAAACCCGTCGTCGGGTTGGAGGGCCTTGATCTTTCCTTGCCGGATCGCGTTCACGATCGAGGTCTTGTCCTCGTCGAAAACCTTGGCCCACTCCCCGGGCTGAGTCCGCAACTTCGCGGCGATCACCGCCCAGTCGTAGCGACCTTGACCGATCGGCGGCGGTGACTCCCAGGTCACCTCAGACTTCTTGTCGGTCACGCCATATCCACCTCTTTCAACAGTGCATCCAGTTCCTCCGTGTGTTCGGTCAGCCATGCCTGCGCGTGTTCCACCGTGTCCACCACCGACCAGTCGGGCTGGCCGTGGGTGGTCGCCCACAAGGCGGTGAACGAGGTCAACTCGCCACCGACGTGGACGAACGTTTCGTCGGAAACACGACAACCCACCTGACGCAGTGCGGTCAGGTGGGTGAGTGCGCTGGCCCATTCGCAGCAGGCGAAGGCCATCAGCAGCCGGTCCCGGTTTGGGATCGGCAGGGGGTTGGGGTCGTTGCTCACGACTTCCTTTCGTGGGGGGACCGTCGGGGCGGGGTGCTGGGGGGTTCCTCCCCCGCCCCGACGGCGGTGGGGACCGGGTGCCACACCTATTGGTCCCTTCCCCAGTGGCACCCGGTCGCTTGTGTCAGCCGCGCAGGTCGCGCAGTGCTGCCTGCATCTCGCTGAGTGCCGTCTCGATCGCGGAAAGGCGCGGGTCCTCCCCGTCCACACCGCCGGACTGGAAGTCCAGCCCGCAGTCGGCGAGCGCCCGGCGTGCGGTCTCCCGGTCGAGGCCCTGCTCGGTGGCGTACGAGAGCAGGTTGCTGGCGATCTCGGACTCGCGGACCTCCAGGGCGTTGACCACGTGGTCGACGTAGCCCTGGTATGCCCCGTTGGGGGCGACCCCCTGCTTCTGGAGGGCGTCCACCGTGGTGTCACGAATGTTCATCCGGTTGCTCCTTTTGTTGTCCCGCCCTGGATGGGCGGGGAGTCTGTGCCAGGCCCCTGGCGGGGCCGGAAAATGGTGGGGCCGATAGACCCATTTTACCACGGTTGACCCGGTGGGTCCACTGTGGTGAACACCCCCGGTGGCGCCGCCTGGAGTCAGGATCATCGGCGCCACCGAGGGTGGGTTCAGCGGATCAGGCGGTGGGGCAGGTCGTGCCCAGGTCCTTCCAGACGAACCAGTCACCCTTGCCCTTGTCTGCACCCGGGTTGTACGGCAGGTCGAAGCCGCGCACCGCGAGGTCGTGCTCGCCACCCGGCGTGGCCGGAAGAGCGTGCCACTTCGGGTCGGTCAGAGCGGGCGCACCGGGACCGGCGAACTTGCCCTTGTAGTTGTGCCACACACCATTGGTGGTCGGCTGGCACGGCGGCTCGCACTCACCGTTCTGCGTCAACTTGATGTCGTCGATAGCGAAGTCGTTACCGACCAGCACCGTCGAGTTGTTGACGATGGTGACCGTCATCGGGTCAGACGCCGGGACCGAGCCGACGATCTCGATGACGTTGGCCGGGTCGTTGGTCAGGACGACTTCCGACCCGAGTGCCACACCGTTGATGAGCACGGTGATCTTCGCGCCACCGTCGTTGGAGTACGACAGGGGCAGGATGTTCGCCATGTTCGCGCTGAACGTGTAGGTCACGTTCGAGCCGGGCGTGTCACAGGTGACACCGGGGACCGAGACCTCCAGCACCTTCTGGTTCTCGGTGGTGAAGCCGTTGACCAGGAGCATGTTGTCGGTCGCTCCCGGCCAATCCACCCACGCGGTGTGGAAGTCGTGCGGGTTGGCCCCGATGATGTACCGGCCCTCGTCGTACATGGTGTTGTCACCGTAGTGGTCCCCGTAGATCAGGTCGGTGGCCTTGGTGAAGTCCGTCGTCGCGCCGACCGCCGCCACCTGAGAAGTGGTGGTGAGGCCGTCGAAGTTGACGTTGAGCGGGGTGTCACCGTCGGCCGCCTCCGCTGGGGAAGTGCTGATGACACCGATGGACGCGGCGAGCAGGGCAACTGCCGCCACACCCAGAACTTTCTTGCGCATGGATGGTTCCTTCTTGCTGGTGCACGTGACCACGTGCGGGGTGGAGCCGGACGGCTCGCCATACCCGCCACCCGAGGCGGGCATGGTGTTCAGTCCGGTTCGTACCAGGCCCGACGACGGCACCCACGGGGAGAGGTGCCGCCGCCGGGGGTCTAGGTCAGGCCGGAGTCCAGTCGTAGTCGCTGAACTTCTTCTCATGCCGGGTCTTCAAGTGCTGACCCAGCGCCGACCGGGTGTTCCCCACGTACTCGCACTCCGGGCAGTCGACCCGGTCCTTGCCGTCCGCCCGTGGACGCGGCGCGACCGCCTTCACCGGCAACGTGTCCGCCTTCCGGCCCCGGGTTTGCGGTGCAGACACCGCCTTGGAGGCGGGCACCCCGCGTTCCATGAACACCATGAGGTCCTGCACGGTCTTGTCGCACACCTCGCACAGGTCCAGCAGCACCGGCTTGTCGCCGTCCACCGCCAGCGTCCTGACCACGGTCGCCCGCACATCCTCGTCCCCATGCTCACCGTCACACCAGGTGATCAACTTCAGTTCTCTGGACACAACACTTTCCTTTCTCGAACAGCCACGGTGGCTGCCCGTTCAGTCGTCTGATACCTCGACGACGCTTGCGTTTCGCAGGGATGCGATCCGCAGGGAGGCCCGGTGGTCTTCGTCGAGACGACCGAGCCCAGCGAGCAGGTAGCCCGGACGGTAGGTCCGACGCCACTTCGACACCACGTAGCCACGCTCGTTGATGTCACGCTCACGTTCGTTGCGACAGCGGGTGCACCGCTGCCGGATGGTGAAGAACCCCGGACGGTGGGCCACCGTCAGGCGTCTCCACTGATGCTGGAACTCGGCACGACACTCGATCACTCCGTCCGACCATTGGCCGATGGCTTCGTCCAGCGTGCGTTGTTCAGTCATGCTCGCTTCCTTGGTTAGACCACCGGGAGGGCGGGAGGGGGAAAGGCATCCCAACCAAACCCCTCAACCTGCCCCCCCGGTGGAGTCTTAGTGCCGACCGCAGTCGACCTGGAACCCGAAGTCCGCGTGCTCGGTGGCACCCTGGATACCCAGGAGTTTCGCCACCTCGTCGCGGTTGATCATTCCGCACTGACAACCTGGAGCCGGGGCCGTGGTGACCGTGAACTCCCGCCGCCACGACGCCAGCACATCGACCACCGACACCTTGTCGGGGACGTGACCGGTCGCCTTCTCCACCGGCAACCGGGACACCCCGGTCACCACCACTTGCACCTGCGCAGCCCGGGCCTCACGCATCCGGGTCAGGTTCAGGTTCGCTTCGCCGAGCAGCCGTTGCGACTCGTTCCACTGCTCCGCCACCCGCAGCGACTCGGCCTCCACCCCCCGCATCTGCATCCCCAGCGCGTACGCCATGTCGTGCCAGTCCGGCCTCCGATCCGGCAGCACCCGCTGCCAGGTGAACTCCCTGACCTGCTCGACCGTACGGCTGAGCGTGGTCCGCCACACACCACGGCGGAACTGCATCATCCACACCATGCCGTCCGCGACGGACAACACGATGTAGTGCGTGGTCCCCTCGATGAAGTGGTCACCGGACTCCGGGGTGCCGGTGGTCCAGTTCGTCACCTGTCCGGCGGCGATGTGCCCGGCGAAGAACTTCGGGTCCACCACCACACCGCCGTCGGCCTCGAACCCCTGTTCGGTGCGGATGAAGGTGCGCGTCCCGAGCCGACGCGCCGCCACCCGCACCGACGTACCGGAGGGCAGTGCCTCCAGGTCTTCCATTGTTGCGATTGTCATTGCATGTGCCTTCCTTGGATCAGGTTACTGACCCGTCACGGTGTGGGCATCGGGCCTTCGCCCGACTGTGCACGCCTCAGTTGTTCCATCAGGTTGTGGAACGAGCGACGAATCATCTCTCGTTCTTCGTCGGACTTCGGGGTGCCGAGCCCGACCTCGGCCAGCACCTCGGCCACGATCTGCGGGAACAGACCGAACTGGGCACCGGCCAGGTGCATGACCTCGGCCATCGCGTCTTCCCGGTTGATCAGCGCAGCCTCGACCGCAGCCCAGTCCGTCGCCCCGTTGTTGGTCTCCGCCACCACGAACGGGGCGAGCGTCTCTCTCACCGACAAGACATTCACGACGGGAACCTGCCGACCGTCAGGTTGGCGACCAACTGGCTGATATCCCACGGCCCAGTCTCCTGCTCCCCTGCCCCTTCCACGTAGTAGTTGAGGCGGTGGTTCCGCGCCACCACCACTTCGGTGGCACCGGTCCACAGGCGGGTGCCCACCGGGACGTACGGCCAGATGTCGGCGAGGTTGTCGATCCGCAAACGCATCCCGTCCTCGTCATCGTTGGCGATCCACATGACCTGCATGGTTCGCGCCGAGTTCCGCAGCACACCCCCGTCCGGACGGTGACCGAACAGCGCCCTGGTCCGGGACACATTGGTGGTGTGGTCGTCGCGGATGTACCACGTGAACGTGCCCGGTTCGGTCCGGTGATGCCACCGCAGCAGCGACCCTTCGGGCAGCCGGGACGCCATCGCCTGCGCGATGTGCTCGTTGGTCGTGATCCCCGCAAAGGTGGCGTGCTGCAACACCTCATCGGTGAGCCCGACCCGACCCATGTACGTCTCGTAAGACTCACACCACCGGTTAGCCACCTTCACCTTCCAGCCGACCCGCCACGCCCTCGCCTTGAAGTCCGCGATCGCGGCCTGCTCAGCCTCGCTGCCGGGTGCGGTGGCCCACTCCACCGGGTCACCGCTGACCACCTCCACCGGCCCGTCGTTGGAGTTGTAGTCACCGAGGATGTGCTGCCACCCACGCTGGGCCTTCACGAACAAGCCGAAGGTGGACACGTCCTCTGGCTCACCCCGCGCCACCAGCGAACCGACCGGAAGTCGGTCCTTGTCGTGCGCGTTGGCGACCCGCACCCCCCGACCCAACGGGAAATAGGTGTCGTCGATCCCGAGTTCCCGCATCGCGTCGAGCACCGTCCGCGTGCTGACCCCCGCCTGCTCGGCGGCGGTGAGCGCGTTGTCCCGGTACCGGAACTGCCACTGCGCCAACGACTCCCACGTGGGAGGGTTCTTCGGCAACGACTGCACCACGTTGTACCCCATGGTGAAGTCCTGCGGCCCGAGCACGTCACCGTCCTGCCCCATCCACCGGTGGTCCGGGGTCTTCGTGTAGACCTCGCTCGTCCCCGGCGGACCGATCATCGTGCCGATCGGGAGCCGGTCGAAGTCCGCGACCGAATCCAGTCGCGTCCCCACTGCTACGTCACTCATGTGCCTTTCCTTTCACTCCGTCGCTCCGACCGGCGCGTCAGAATCTCCGCGTCAGCCATCGCCATCGTCCGGCGGCAGGCGCCGCAGGTCACTTGTGCTGGATTGCGGGTGCTGTGCACTGGGTTGGTCAACCCGCACGCAGTCCGCACCCCCCGCATTCCACTCACCTTCACCCGCAAGTGCCGCTTCGCGGACTGGTTGGGCGTGTTCACTCATTCCTCCTGTTCGTTATCGGTCCCTTCGAGAATCGCCAGCACGTCACGGGGATCAACCAGGGCGTACTCCTCAGCCAGCACCCGGATCGCCGCCAGTTTCCGTTCGGCCTCGACCAGTGCCGCGACCCGGCCAGTCCCCCTGCCACCGTGCGGCTGAACCTCACGCTCATTGACGTGGTCGGTGAGCACGTACACGTGACACCGATCCCGACGCAGCACCAGGCGGGCGATCCGGCCCTCCTTGTGGAGCACCGACAGCACGCTGCTGGCCTGGCCGTGATGCCAGCCCTGCCGCTCCCCGAGTTCACGCCAGGTCAGCCCGTCCGAGCCGACCCGGGTCAGCGAGACCAGGGTTTGCTGCTGCCGACGGGCAACCGTTCCGTCGTCGCGCTCGCCCGTGGCACGCTCATGACTGGTGTCGGAACCCGACCACCCAGTCGTTGCCTCGTCGCCACCCGGCTCAGGGTACGGGAGCACCGGCTCGTCGCCGCTCATGCCCGGCCTCCGTTGGACCGGATGATCCACAGCACGAACAGGAAGATGGCGAGCCCGGCGAGGATGGCCGCGAAGTTGTTCACACCCGATCACCCCAGCCGGGCTGCAACTCGGCGTGCGGACCGGTGAACTCGTCGACCACCACACCCTCGACCGGTTCGTCCCGCATCCGCTCCTCCAAGATGTGGCCGTACATCACGTTCGCCGCCGTCACCCAGTCCCACTGGCGCAACGCCGTCCATCGTCGGATCAGGTTCTCGAAGCACACGTCCTCGATCCGCTCGTCGCTGTTCTGCGGCGCGGTCACAGGACTGCCTCGGCGACCCGGTCCATCGTGTCGGCGCTCTCGTCCAGCCGATCTGCCATCTCGCGCAGCGTGGCGGCGTACTCCCGCTTCTGCTGAGCCTGGTTCCGCAGCACACTGGCCGCGCTGATGGTGATGTTCTGCTCGTTCATCAGTCCTCCTTTCGGACACAAGAAAAGCCACCACTCCGGCGGAGTAGTGGCTTCATGATTCGGTACGTCTTCATGGGGATGCCTTTCGTTGTGGGTTGTGGGGTGTGTGGGGGTGTGGGGAGGGTGCCCGCTGAATCGAGCACCCTCCCCGTCCGACCCATCCGCCGTCCCCCACAGAACACGGATGGGTGGGTCTCAGGTGGTTCTACCGGAACAGTGGAAGTAACACTTGCGGTGCCGGTTCCACCACAGGTGCGCCTTGTGGGCGCGGCGCTTGGCACACGGCCACGGCTGCCATCTAGCGGCGGCGGTCACGACGCGGCCCCCGCTCCGCACCATGGATCATGGCGACCGCGATCCCGGACAGCACCTCGCGCATCGTCGGAGTCAGGTGCCTGACGCAACCTCGGTCCCCGTTCACGGTCACCACAGACAACTCCTCGCAGGAGTCGCACTTCCCCAGGGTGCTCATGCCCCGTCCTTCCTGTTCTTGGTGATACGCCACGGCTTGTTGTGGATCGTGACGTTGGTACTGGAATGGACCTCGATCCGGGCGGCGTCACCACCCGCCAGGTCCAGCGCCGCTGCCCACACCTGTGGGTCCACGGTGATCCTGGTCAGGCGGCTGTTCATTGACGATGCAGCCTGCGTCCGACGCTTACGCCGACGCGTCCCATCGACCGGCGCGCTGACGCTGACCGTGGCGGTGTCGCGCACCGTAGCCGGACGGTCGTCCCCGGCCCTCACGGGACTACGCTCCCGTCGCTGTCGGTGCACGGCGGGGTGGACTCGGTGCAATCAGGCGGCTGCCGCCACCGGCCTTCGTCACGCTCGCTGCTGGCGAGGCCGACGACCGCGACCAGCACCACCAGCAGGCACACGATCAGACCGGTGGAAGTCTCGTGCTCCCGGCTCATGTCCCGGCCTCCGTCATTCGCTCGACGTGCTGCTGGTGGGCACGCTCGGCCACCTCAGCACTGGGCCTGCGCCCACCGACCACACCGCACCGGCAGTACCACAGCCAGTACGGCTGGTCGAGCGGGGCGTGGATCGGGACCGACCCGCCGTGGGGCTGCCGCTCCCACCCGACCACGCCGGAGGTGAACTCCACCAGGCTGTCGAGGCGGTGCTTCGGGATGGGCTCGGGCAGCCTGCCTGTCTGGAGGAAACTCACCGGTCCCTCCACACGTCGAGCCGATCGCCCTGGTTGAGGATGAACACCTCACCATCGACCGGGTCCTTGAACCCCACCGGGTACTCGATGATCAGCCCGTTGCCCAGCGACGGGTGCGACCAGAGTTCGAGCAGCGGCAGGTCGGCTGCTCCGGGGATGTGGGCACGGGCGGCGTCGGTCATGCACTCGACGTGCCACCAGCCCCACCGGACTCGGCGAGGCTGGTCGGTCCCAGCGTCGGTGACCTGTGTGCACAGCGCCATCACTCGCCACCCTTCAGGATGCTGCCGTACCCGGGCAGGTTGGCGACCGTCATGATGGCGTGCCACTGGTCCCGGGTGACCCGGTCCTCGGGCGGGGTCCAGACGGTGGCGACCCGGCCTGTGATCCGGTCCACCGGCGTGTCGTCGGGAAGCCGGACCCCGGCTTTGATCAGCGCGTCCGCGCACTCGGTGGCGTGGGCGGGGACGCAGTCCGTGGCGAAGGTGAGGATGCGGGCCAGCCGCAGCCGCAGGTCGCGCTCGCTCATGCCGTCACCTCGATGGTGAACGGCATGTCGTACGGGTTGCCGGGACAGAACACCTGCTCGATCTGGTAGGTGGTGTTCTCCCCGTTGTCGATGCACTCCTCGACGATCCGCTCGGCCGCCTCCATGGCGACGGAGAAGTGGACCCGGTTGGCGGTGGCGATGCCACAAGCCAGGGCCAGTCGGTGTGCGGCGGCGGCTGCACCGTAGGTGCCGCCGGTCTGCTGTGCGTGGTAGCCGCTGGCCGCGTTGGCCCGGCCCCGGAGGGCGTGGGCCAGGTCGGCCATCTCGACCGAGTCCCGGTCGATGGTGAAGTGGTTCATGGCGGGATGCCTTTCGTTGTGGGGTGGTGATTCAGGAACCTTGCAGCCGGGCTTGGACCCGGTCCCACATCGACGGCGAGGTGTCCGCCGTCGGGTGGGAGACATTGCTGACACGGTCGATGCAGCGGGTGCCGCCGTGTCCGTGCCGGAGCAGGCACAGGTTGACGCCGCCGTGCTTCGAGGGCCAGGTCCGGTGGCACATGCGGGCGATGGTCATGACCCGGCCTCCCGGTACGCCCGGTCGAGGCAGTGGTTGCAGATGCAGCCGACCGCCGCCAACCTTTCCTCGTCGCCGGGCTCGGGCCGATCGTTCGCCAGCCTGATCGCCGCCTGCCAGGCGGCTGCGTGCGGGGTCACGCCATGCCCTCGACGAAGCGGAGGACCCCGGCGGAGTTGACCCAGTAGGCCCGGCCTTCGCCGTTGCCGTGGGGCTGGCCGCCGCCGAAGTTCCAGCGGCAGGGGGTGTCGGTCTCACCGTCGATGCACACCGGGAGGCGGTGGGCCAGGACCCAGCGGTCGGGCCGGATCACGATGCGGCGGGTCACGGTCCAGCCGTGGGCTCGGCACCAGTCGGCGCCGTCGGAGTGCGGGTAGTCGATCGCTTCCTTGCAGCCGCCGTACGGCTGGACCAGGCGGACACCGGGGGTGAAGTCGTCGGCGTGCGCGGCCTCGGTGAGGGCGGTGGCGGTGCCGATCAGGATGGCGACCACCGCTGCGCCAGCCAGGCTGGCGCGGTAGATCAGGGCGTGCTTGTTCATCGGGATGCCTTTCGTGGGGTGGGACAGGGTGACTGTCCGTGGTCGGCGGCGAGAGGGCTTACCTCTCCCCGCTATCTCTATTCTACCACACCTAGGTCAACCAGGTCAACCCCGGTATGGAGGGCCGAGTTGGTTGACGGCGCGGCTGGTTGACGTGCCGGTTGGTTGACGTGATGGCTGCGCCAGCCGCACTGATCGGCTGGAAGCCCCGGCCTCCGGCCCGGCCGCGCCAGCCGCGCAGCCGGACCGCGCCAGCGTCCGGACTTCCCGGCCTCCGAGCAGCCGGACTCCGGACGCGCCGAAGCCCCCGGCCTCCGAAGAGGCCGAGGGCTTCAGGCTCACAGGTCCATCACGACGATGGAGAAGCCGGACTGCGCGAGCGCCTTGCGGCATGGCCCGCACATGTACGTCTCCATGTCGTCATCGACGCAGACGGGCTTTCCGGCCCGTGACCAGCACGACTCGCAGGTCATCGGGTGACCGCCTGCATGGAGCGCCGGTGCTTCGCGGGGTGGAGGTCCGCCTCGTGCCAGACCGGCGGGAAGACGACGGCGATGCAGGCCGCGCACATGCCGCCCGTGTCGCCGTGGCGGACGAGGAACACGCGCTTGCAGGTGGCCTCGCAGTGGGTACAGGTTCCGAACATCAGGGATGCCTTTCGTACGGGACCAGCGGCGCTGGTCCTCGCCCACCTCGCCCGGACTTGCACCGGACACGCCTACGCGAACGAGGGGGAGGGGGAGGGAGGCCCGCCCGAGCGGGCCTCCCAGTGGATCAGGCCGCCTCGGCCTCGGAGTCGAGCCACGCGCCAGCCTCGGCGAGGAGCGCGTGCGCCTCCTCGACCGGCATCCCCGCGAGGATGGCCTGGATGGCCGCGAGCGGGGACTTGGGCTCGGCCGCGTCCTTGGCGGACTGCTCGGCCTTCTTGGCCTTGGCAGCCGCCTTGCGGGCGACCTCCTTCTCGCGGGCGACCTCGACGGCGGCCTCGACGACCTCGACCGTGATGGCCTCGGGGTCGGCCTCCTTCAGCGCCTTGCGCTGCTCGACCCAGGCCGAGGACTGCGCGAGGCCGCCGAGGAGCGCGTAGGCGGGCTTGGACTCGGGGTCGAGCCCGAGCGCGAAAGCCTCGCCCGCCCGGAGCCACGTGGTGACGGACGCCTTGCTGACACCCTCGGGGTGCTTCGGGGTGATCCAGGCCGCCGCGTACTCGGCCGCGTCCATGACGCCTTCGGCCGCGTCCTCGGGCTTCTTGCCCTCGACCAGGATTCCGGCCTTCAGGCACCGGTAGGCCGCGAACGATGCGATGACGGCTGCCCGCTCGCCCGCCTGCTCAGCGGTGATGAACTCGGCCAGCGCCTCCCTGGCGTAGGCCGCCGCCGTGTCCGGGTCCTGCTCGACCAGGGCGGCTGCCCGCATCGACTCGAACTCCGAGGCCGGGGCCGAGACCTCTGCCTTGACGCGGGGCGCTGCCGCCTTCTTCGTGGTGCTCTTCATGGTGATGTGCCTTCCTGCCAGCGACCTGGTAGCCGCCGAGCGTGTCGGGGAGCGACCACCCTTTGGTGATCCGTCCCCCCCAACAAGAGCAACTCTACCCCACGGGGTCAACGGGGTCAACCCAACAGGGCTCCTGGCCGTGTGACGTGCACCACACCGGACCGGGGTCCGGCTGACTCAAGGAAGTCCGGCTTTGTCCATTCCTCGGAGGCCGGGAAGGGGTGACGTCCGTCACTCCCCCGGCGCAGCCCCCGGAGGGGTCGCTACCCGTTGTGACCTGGGGAAACTGTGTGTGGGGGGTTTGGGTGTACCGCACCTCTGAATACGGGATGTGCGTATCGTGTTTCGCGCGTAGGGTTTGGGTGTACCGTAACTGGATGGCACGACCACGCATGGGGTCTACGGCGCACACGGTTCCGGTGACGGTGAAGTTGTCCGCCCGAGAGGTGGAAAAGGTCGACCGGTTGCGGGGCCGGATGGGCAGGTCTACCTACCTGCGGCGGCTGGTCCAGGCCCTCGACGACAGGCGTCCTGGCGACACCTGATACGTCCCACAAAACCCATCGGCAGGGAAGTATTGTGGGACAAAACCCTCCGGCAGGGAGTATTGTGGGACATATGGCGAGACCACGCGAATCCACCGAAGCCGCATCCGTCGACCTCCGCATCCGCCTCACCCCCACCCTCCTCGACCTCGTCGACCACGCACGCGGCGACCTCACCCGATCCGCCTACATCCGCGACCTGATCCGCGACCACCTCGGCCCCGACACCATCGAAGTCCCCATGCCCGCCGTCCCCACCGGATACACCGACACACCCCCGGTGGCCGACGTACCCCGCGCCTCGCTGTCCGTGGTCCGCCACCTGCACCGGTACAAGCAGATCGGACCCCCCCTCCGGCACGACCAAGGCGTCCCGATCTACCTCCACGTCTGCGACTGCGGGTCCGAGAAGGAAGACCGGTGACCCACCTGCTCGACCTGTTCTGCGGTGAAGGTGGCGCCGGGCGCGGCTACCAAGACGCCGGGTTCACCGTCACCGGCGTCGACACCCACCCCACCGACCGCTACCCCGGACGGTTCATCCACACCGACGCCCTCGCCTTCCTCGCCGAATACGGCCACCGCTACGACGCCATCCACGCCTCACCCCCCTGCCAGGCGTACAGCATCCTCCGACCCCTACACCCCGACCGCGACTACCCCGACCTCGTTGGCCCCACCCGCGACCTCCTGGCCGCCCTCGACATTCCCTGGGTCATCGAGAACGTCCCTGGTGCACCATTACGCCGCCCCGTCGTCCTGTGCGGGGCCGCCTTCGGCCTCACCGCCGAGTCCGACGACAACGGACCCCTGGTGCTCAAACGACACCGCGCCTTCGAGTCCAACGTCTGGCTCCGCCCCCTGCCCTGCGCCTGCTGGCGCTACCGCACCACCCACCAGACCGCTGGCGTCTACGGCCACGGCCCCACCTCCCCCACCCGCAACAAGGGATTGAAGCCCGCCCAACGCGACCGCAAAGCCCTCATGGGCATCGACTGGATGACCCGCGACGGCCTGTCCGAAGCCATCCCCCCCGCCTACACCCGCTACATCGGCGCCCGTCTCCTGGACTGGATCAACGCCCGCACCCCTACCCTGGAGCCCAACCTGAAGGAGCAACCATGATCCCGCTCGGCGGACTCGCCCAAGGCCACGAATCCCTGGCCCCCCTCCTGGTCGACATCGACCAGGTCCACCCGCACCCCGACAATCCCTGGAACGGCGACACCGACGCGATCGCCACCCCCATCCACATCA